GACGCCGCAAGGGTCGCCGCAGGGGACGCCGCATGGGCCGCCACATGGGACGCCGCAAGGGCCGCCGCATGGGCCGCCGCAGGGGAAAAACAAGCTCAAATCATTAAGGGATATTTAAAATGAATGAGCATGGTCGGAGAAAGAAGGAGAGTGGATAGATGCCGTATAAAAAGAATCAACCGAAATGCACTTGTGGTCATAGTGTTACAAAGCATAAAAAGTGGTTAGATGGAGCCCACCGAGCATATACTTATTGTCGTTGTAAAAACTGTGAGTGTAAAAAATTTAAAGATAAAGACGACCTCACGTGGTCGGAGAAAGCATGTGAAGGATGTAAGCACAATGCTCAATTAGGAGAAATAGATGCAGACCCAAATATAACATGGTCAGAGCGTTGCACTTGTGACGAGGAAAAGGGGGTGTGGGAGTGACTAGAGAAGAATACAAGAGACGATATATTGCACGCATGGTAGAGCAAAGTTTTGTAACCCATGAAGAAGCCGAAGATATTTTTGAATGTGGGCATCCAACAACTGGTATGTGCGCAAAAGATACCGAAGAAGCATTAGAAATGGGTGAGCCTGAATGGTCGGCAGATATGGAGATGTCTTATTGGGAAGACTAACCCCACCAACCAACAGGAGGAAGTGATGAAGGGCTTAGTATTAATACTCTTGATCGCAACCGCTTTTACTTACTGGTTGAAGTGGGCAGGAGGGTATTACGAAAAGCAGGAACGAGTTTTTATTTATCACACCATAAGGCATAAGATTATAGGCGGCAGGAGCAGGGCAGTAACGACCCTTAAATTCCGATGGGTATGTGTAAAAAATTGTGGAAGGGAAAAACCAAATGAACAAAGTAACAAGAGCAGATCGCATCAAAGCAACAAAGCTCGCAAAGGCTTATCGTAAAAAGCACAAGATTAGCCAGGGCGGACTATCAATCAAGCTCGACTGTTACCAGCAGGAAGTATCTAAGCTGGAGAACGGCGTCAAAGTGCCGGCAACAATCGTCCGTCGCGCGTTGAAATTACTCACTGAAACTAACGACAACTAATATGAACTACCTCGACCTCTTTTCAGGCTGTGGCGGTTTCCGGCGAGGTTTAGAAGAAGCTGGCTATGTCTTTGAATGGGAAGGCCATAGCGAAATTGATAAGTACGCCAAACAGGTATATGAAAAACACTATCCAAACTCGGAGGACTTAGGTGATGTCAAAACAATTAGACTTGATGGGCTCCCAAAAATCGACCTTATCACTTTCGGATTCCCTTGCCAGGATTTGTCGGTTGCTGGAAAGCGGGGAGGACTCGGAGCTTCACGAAGCGGCCTATTCTTTGAGGCGATGCGAATCATTAGAGCTACGAAGCCCGATTATTTTATCTTTGAAAACGTCAAAGGTCTTTTCTCAAGTAACGGAGGACTCGATTGGCTTAATGTTCTTAGAGAGGTTGCCGACTCTGGGTATGATGGTCAATGGCAACTTCTTAATACAAGGTGGTTTCTCCCCCAAAATCGAGAGCGGATTTACTTTGTCGGATATCCTAGAGGAACAAGTAGACCAAAAATATTTCCTATCGGAGAAAGCGGCAGAGTGGTATCTAAAAAAAGGGATGGATTACCAAATATTCGACAGGTTGCCGGAGCGTGCCGGAGTACAGACTATAAAGGAACGCATAACTTAATTAATGAAATAGCCATGTGCCTTGATAGTAACTATTATAAGGGGCTAGACGCCCATCAACAAAGAATGGGTGTGAAAGAAAAATCTTCTATCCGCCGCCTTACCCCTGTCGAGTGTGAGCGCTTACAAGGTTTTCCCGATGGATGGACAGGGGGGGTAAGTGATACCCAAAGATATAAGATGCTCGGAAATGCGGTTAGCGTACCTGTAGTTAAGGCAATAGCAGAAAAAGCAAAGGAGCGTCAATGAAAGTCTTGGTGGCTTGCGAATATAGTGGTGTGGTAAGGGATGCTTTTGCCGCGCGCGGGCATGATGCTTGGAGTTGTGATATTCTTCCAACGGAAAGCCCCGGACAACACTATCAAGATGATATTCGTAATATGTTAGAGGAATATTGGGATTTAATGATAGCGCATCCGCCATGTACTTATCTCTCCGTGTCTGGTTTGCACTGGAACAAAAGAATAGAAGGCAGGGCGGCAAAGACTGAAAAGGCTTTAAGGCTTGTCCGAACTTTATTGGATGCGCCAATACCTAAAATCGCGCTTGAGAATCCCGTAAGTTGTATTAGTACACAAATTAGAAAGCCAGATCAAATTATTCAGCCGTGGCAGTTTGGGCATGATGCAAGTAAAAAAACGTGCCTATGGCTTAAAAATCTACCATTACTTGTACCGACAAAAATTATCACTAAAAAGCGTTATGCTAATCAAACGCCTAGTGGTCAAAACAAACTTGGTCCTTCACCGGAGAGGGCAAAATTAAGAAGTCTGACCTATAAAGGAATCGCCGAAGCAATGGCGACACAATGGGGTTAATACATGGCATTTGATATTGACGAGATAAAAGCCCTTCGCTCGCTTGTAGACGTTGTGGGCGAGCGAGTTAAATTAAAAGCAAACGGCAAAGAGTATAGAGGGCTTTGCCCTTTTCATAGCGAAAAAACTCCGTCCTTTGATGTTGTCCCTGAGAATGGATTCTGGCATTGCAAGGGGTGTGGTCAGGGCGGAGATATTATTGATTTCGTAATGCTGGCGGATGGCGTTGACTTCAAAGGCGCTTGCGAAATACTTGGAGGCAAACGTAAGACCGGCACGAAAATAGCCACGAAAAAAGCTGTTAAAAAAATATTCAAATCTTGTTATGACGGCATAGAGCCGATAATACCTGTTCCGAGTCATGCCCCGCTCTTTATTAAAAACAAAAAAACTCCTCCCATATGGAACCCAAAGCGTGACGAGGATGGTGTTTGGCGTGAATCAACCTATAGGCCGGAGATGGTCTTTGAGTACACGACGGCAGAAGGAAAGCTCTTAGGCTATGTCTTGAGGGTTGTTATCGCCGACAAGAAGCTTACGCCGACGATCATGTGGGTAAAGCGCAAGGACAAGGAGGGCAACCACATTGAGCAATGGTGTCATTATTCCTTCCCTGAGCCGAGACCGCTATATGGTCTTGCCGGTCTTTACCTCAACCCTGATGCTCCGGTCCTCATAGTTGAGGGCGAAAAATGCGTAGATGCCGCGCATAGGCTCTTACCGAAATATAACGTAGTCTCATGGCCCGGAGGCGGTAAAGTCTTCTCCAGGGCCGACTGGAGCCCTATGAAGGGCAAAAAGGTGACTCTGTGGCCCGATGCAGACCAGGAAGGCGCCGACACAATGGATCTGTTGGCCGCCAAGATGCTCGATATCGGCGCTGAGAGCGTTCAAATCATCACATGGGACGAGAGCAAGCCGAAGGGATGGGACGTTGCCGACGCTGAGGCCGAGAAGTGGAGCAAGACCAAGCTAATCAAATGGGCGAAGGAGCGCGCGAAATCTTATCCTGAGCCAAAGCCCGAAGCGGAGCAATCGGGCGAGGAAATGCCGCCGATAGAGGATGGTCCGCCACCAGAGGCCTATGATATGGACAGCGAGAATCAAGCCAGCCCTGAACCTCCGAACAAGGACGACCACGCTCCGCCGTTCAAGGCGCTTGGGCATAAAGACAATTATTTTTATTATCTGCCGGACATGACACAGCAGGTTGTAAAGCTATCTCCGCAGGCGCACACTAAAAACAATATGATGCTCCTTGCTCCTTTAAAATATTGGTCAAGTCATTTTGGTGCTAGAACTAAAGACGGCGTGGATTGGGAAAATGCCTTTGAATCTTTACTGCGCCTACAGAATAGGGCGGGTATCTTCGACGAGCACAATAAAATCCGAGGCAGAGGCGCATGGCTTGATGCCGGCAGGACGGTCTTACATTTAGGCTCGCATGTTTATGTCGATGGAGAGCCTTTTGAGCCTCAAAAAGTGGATAGCAAATATATATACCCGCGCGACATAGACCTTGATATTGACGCCTCAAAGCCGGCAACGACAAAAGAGAGCCGAGCCCTGATGGATATATGCCAGCGACTATCTTGGCAGAATGAACTCTCAGGGCGCTTGCTCGCCGGCTGGCTGGTCATAGCCCCTGTCTGCGGCATGCTCAAATGGCGTCCGCATCTTTGGATAACCGGCGCCGCCGGTACAGGCAAGTCCACGATCTTAGACACGATAGTTAAAAAGGTATTGGGGCCGACTGGTCAGCTATTCTCGAAGAATACAACCGAAGCCGCCATACGCCAGCATCTTGGCCGAGACGCCCTGCCGATAGCCATTGACGAATTTGAAGCCGAGGACAAGAAGGCCGTTACCATCGTCCAGGGCATATTGAACCTTGCGAGGCTGGCAAGCTCAGGCGGTATCGTCCTCAAGGGTACGGCTGACGGAACCGGGCAAGCCTTTTGCGTAAGAGCCTGTTTTTTATTCGGCTCGATAAATACGTCCATCTATCATAAGGCCGACGAGGATAGAATTTCAACGCTGATATTGAAACCCATAAAGAGGACCGACGACGAAGACAAACGCTGGCAAGCGCTTTTAGGAGATATCCTTGCGACCTGCACAAATGAGTACGCCAATAAGATGCTTGCGCGGACGCTTGACAATCTCAAGGTCTTACAGACTAACTGCAATACGTTCACGGAGGCAGTAGCCGTCGTTTTGAAATCTCGCAGAGTAGCCGACCAGATGGGGACGCTCTTGGCCGGCGCACATCTTTGTCATAATACTAAAGAAATCCCATTGGCCGAGGCGGTTGAATGGGTAAAAAAACAGGGATGGACAGAGCACACCACCATTGAGGCAAAAGGTGACGAGGAGCGCCTGCTGGATAGGCTCGCTACCAGCCGGATACGGTTCAACGCCTCAAATGGGCCAAAGGAAACGAGTTTAGGAGAATTGATTATTATCGCTTCCAATATTTTGGTTAATTCTGACGATATTATCAACACAGCCGACGCCATACGAGAGTTAAAGCTTTACGGTATCCTGGTCAAGGACGAGGAGCTTAACGACATAAGCAAGGCATATGTCTATATCTCCAACGATAGCGGTCCGATTAGAAAGCTCCTTGCCGAGACACCTTGGGCTGGCGAATGGGGTAGGCCATTGCGCGATCTCGAAGGAGCAGAGGCCACCAAGACAAAACACTTTAGTTCAGGCATCAAATCAAGAGCGACGAAGTTACCTTTAAGCTTGTTTTTAGAATAGGAGGATTGAATAATGGCCGACACTAATATTGAATGGACCGATAAGGTCTGGAACCCGGTAACGGGGTGTACGCAAATAAGCGCGGGTTGTAGGAACTGCTACGCAAAGAGGATGGCGAACCGGCTCAAGGGGCGGTTCGGGTATCCGGCGGACGACCCTTTCAAGGTAACGCTCCACCCTGAAAGGCTGGACGAACCTCAAGGCTGGAAAAAGCCGAGGCGAATATTTGTTTGTTCAATGAGTGATCTTTTTCATAAAGACGTGCCTGATTACTTTATATCACGGGTATTAAATGTACCTATGCGCGGGGCGCATCGTCATACCTATTTAATATTAACAAAGCGTCCCGATAGGGCAAAATCATTTTTAGAAGGTTTTTATAATGGCACAGGCAAAGTAGTTGCTTGTGTAGATGAAAACAGAAAACCCATACCTACAAAACCTTGCCCTCGTATTTATTTAGGCGTCTCGGTCGAGGACCAGCCCTCTGCCGATCACCGGATACCGTACCTGTTGCAGACCCCGGCGGCGAAGCGGTTTGTAAGTTACGAGCCCGCGCTCGGGCCGGTGGATTTTAAGGGTCATATTGAACCTTATTGGGAATGTCCGAAGTGTCATTCTTGGAGCATATCTAAGCCTGTAAATCCTCCTACGTGTTGTTCGTTTCCTTCCAAATGGAAGCTTAATTACGGCATTAATCAAATAATCATGGGCGGAGAGACCGGCCCCGGGGCGAGGCCGATGCACCCGGATTGGGCGCGCTCGGTTCGGGACCAGTGCGTCGAGGCGGACGTTCCGTTCTTCTTTAAGCAGTGGGGGGAGTGGTCGCAGACGCAAGGTGAGCCCGGAGGCGATCTCGGCGGGGATATGCGTAAAGGGAATGTCGAGATTGTAAAGTCTAGTGGTGAAAACGACGGTCATTTTCGTAAAGGCGATGTACTTATGCGTCGCGTCGGCAAAAAGAACGCCGGACACCTGCTCGACGGTAAAGAGCACAGGGGGTTGATATAACAAGAAGCATGTTATCCGAGAGTCCATACCGACAAGGGCTATCAAAAGAAATGGAGGTAGTTATGAGCGAAAAATATAAAGGATATGACTTGATACCTGGCTCTCCCCAGGGCTTGCACGTTGTATATGTCTATTTGGGCTCCTCCAAGACCTACATGACAGGCGGAGAATTGACCAAAGAAAAGGCGCTGGAGGAAGCAAAAAAATGGATAGATGAATCTACCGAGTGTGAACCTCACGGCGTCCTTTGTTGCGAATACAAAGACGGCAAGTTTATGTGCGGAAGGAGGCAGGTATGAAGGCAATCAGCCTATGGCAACCGTGGGCCTCGTTAATTGCTACAGGAGCAAAGAGATTCGAGACCCGTTCATGGTCCACCAAGCATCGAGGGGCTCTTGCTATCTGCGCGGCGAAGGGTGGATTGTCGAAAGCGGATATGAGCAATTATCTTTATCGTTTCTATGGCGGCCTTGCGCCGCTTATTGGTAAACCGCTCGACCCTATAAAACAAAATTGTGTCGGGGTTCATGCTAAACACTTGCCCTTTGGCGAAATCGTAGCCATAGTAAATCTTATTGATTGTATTCGCACTGACGATATGACAGAGATGGAAATAGGTACAGACCGGCCTTTTGGAGATTTTAGCCCTGGACGCTACGCATGGGGATTTGACCGCCATATAATAGTTCCAGTCAAGCCAATGCCGGTAGTTGGACGACAAGGGCTATTCAATATTGATTTTATGGATAAAGTTGACATCAGCGTTAATTTTAAGAAGGCGTATTAATTATCTTAAGCGCCTCCTCCACGCTCCGAGCGACGCCGGCGAGACCGCCATGCTTGCGGACCATGTGAAGGAAGTTTGTCTGTGCCTGCGTAGCTTTACCCTTAGCGGCCTTGACTTCTATTGCCATGAAAACCCCTATTTCCTGCCCTACCATGTCCGGCGTTATCTTGATCTTTTTTATACCGATGATATCTGAGGAACCCTTACAAAGACCGTAACGGACCAGCCGACCATCTTTATCCTTTAGGGCGCCAGTATTATTTCTAAAGCTCATTACTTGTGCGTCTGCCAGCGCCATGCGAATTTCATTTTGGATATCTATCTCGCTCATGCTTGGTCTCCCTTCCGGGTCTAAAAATCACAACAGCACTTGGAAAGGGCGCAGAGTTTTTAGATCCTCCAAACTTCAAGCGCCCTTTTATAAATCGTATTTCACCCTTCATGGCATAATCGTGCCACCAGCGAGTATCGGTACGAGAAGGCACAAGGCAAACAACCGTAGCGCCTTCCTGTGAAGATTCATAAGCCTTTTTCATCCACTTGCCTATCTCTCTACCATAGGGCGGATTCATAAAGACAACACCCCACCACCTATGTTGAAGGCCATCATCGGCTTTAGTCAGATATTCCTCACACTTTGCGTTTTCTCGCGTAGCACAAGGATCTAAGGTAAAATTAAATTCCGCATCAAGTTTATCGAAAAAATCTTGAGGCGTAGCGTGTTCCGGCGTTTTGCTTGAGTACATACCTTCGTTCATCATGCTTGCCTCCTTAGTTTTTTCTCTCTTGAAGCTATAACATACCGCGCCCAAGTATGAGGCGATTTATAATTCCTTGCGAAACCCAAAGCCACAAGCTCGTCATAAGTCTTGGCTCCACCCTGCTCTCTCCGCTGTCGCCTCTTAAACGCCTCCTTGTCAACCTCGACGAGCTCTCCGTCCTTTACGTCCGGCATATTCTCTGAGGCCAAATAAGTATATCCGCACCCAGGGCATGTCGGTAGGGGCTTATGAACATAATAACAGACCGGGCATTGGCGTATGAATACCGACTGCTCCTGCTTTTTCTTTTTGCCTTTGCGCTTGTGCCCTTCCAACGTCCATTCCCTGTCCTCGTCTGGCAGGCCGTGTCGCATAGCGTTGCCGGCGTGATCGAGGATAGTGGCCTTTGAGCCGTCGGGCTTGACTCGCAGGGGACGGCCTACCTGCTGGAGATAGAGGCCGGTTGACTGCGTGGGCCGGAGCAGGATAGCAACCTGCATTGCCGGCAGGTCAAATCCTTCGCCCACGATATCGACGTTGCAGAGAACCCTCACGGCGCCGGTCCGGAACCTGGCGATAATGTCTTTGCGCTCCGGTCTCTTTGTCGTGCCGTCAATGTGCGCGGCGGAGATGCCATTGGCCTTGAACTGTTCTGCGATATGCTGAGAATGTTTGATGGATACGGCAAAGACGACTGCCTGCTTGCCGGGAGTAAGGCGCTGATAATGCTTGATGGCGTCGCCGGTGATTGTTCCGGTATCCATGATCGTTGCGAGCTCGTTGCCAGCGTAGTCTCCCATCTTGGTATGTATCTTTGTAAGGTCCGGCTTTGACGGCGCGTAGAGGTCATAGTCCGCCAGGTAGCCATGCTTAATAAGCCATGCTACCGTCGGCCCCTTGACCATTGAGGAGAATTGAGCCTCAAGTCCTCTACCGTCTAGTCTCTCCGGCGTAGCCGTAAGACCGACGTGCTTGGCGTCGCTGTAATAGCCATGAACCGTAGCCCAACTCTTGGCCCCGAGATGATGGCACTCGTCCCATACTACCAAATTCGGAGGCGCTACCTTATCATAGCGTCTTGCAAGCGTCTGGATGGAGCATATCTGGACGGGTTGAAAGGGGTCTGGACGCTCGCCGGCGGCGATAAGGCCATAGGATATGCCAACTTCATCAAAGGTCCGCGCGGTCTGCTCTATGAGCTCCGCTCGATGGCAAATAAAGAAGGCTCTGAGTCCCTTGTCACTTGCCCTGCCGAGCATGGTTGATGCGAGCACGGTCTTGCCGGAGCCTGTAGGAGATTGTAATAGAATAGAATTGTGAGACCGGAGCGCAGAGCGCGCGCCAGCAATCATATCCTCTTGGTAAGGATGGAGGGTGAACACTACAGCGCCACGAAGTCTGCCGGATCCAGGTCAACCTTCATCTTCTTGGCCAACCTCATTATGGCCTTGTGATACTTGGCCGGTATGATTCCGCCGGTCCCTTTGTCGGCCTTTGAATAGCCCCACTTGTAGACCGCAACATGACTTATCCCGAGCTTCTTGCTGAGAGCGAGCGCAGATATATCGAGCTTCTTAAGAACCTTCTGTATTGGTGTTGACTTCATGCGTCCCCTTTCTGTATTCGTAGATTGCAAGCCACACAAAAACTGTGCTCTACTTGCCTTGTTATTGTTATAATTTTACCACAAGAAGGGCAACCATAATCATTGTCAGAAATATGCTTGCCTTGAACCGCAGGCTTGCTCATGGCTTCACGCAATACGTCGCTCATAATTTATACCTCCTTATATAACCCTTAAATTGCGGGCTTCATTAAATGACATATTCTTCCTAATTTTTTGTTCTAATAAAAACACTCTTTGTCGTATTGCCCTAGTTTTTAGTTTTTCTTGGCGATGATAATACTGTCGCCGACGATAATATTCTCTTACTTGAGCTCTCCAATACCATGTCCAATAATTACGTTGTATGAAATCACTCATTATTCTAAGCTCAAATCTTGTTGTATCCTTAGCTTCCACGATTCTCCTTTTTAGTGGTGGGGGGCTAGGCTACCATCCATGAGTGCGCTTACTCAACGACCCTGCAACCTGTGTCCCCCACCATGCCTCTATACGGGCATACAAGACCAATATTGCACACATTTAAGATTATGTAAAGAAAAAACTTGACAAAAGGTAAAAGGTTTGATAAATTCTTAAATATCGAAAGGAGGAAGGAATGAGCAAAGATAGGGCAGTAATATGTGATATTATTTCAGAAATGCTAGACAACCCCGATGAAGTCGGCATTTATCAAACAGGCAAAGCCTACGATAAACTGGAGGAATACATCAGGGTTGCACGAGGCGAGGGAGCATTACCATGTGAGGCTTGCGAGCTAGAAAAAGAATGCCATAACAATACTTTTGGTGGCAGAGTATTCACATTGTTACTCAATAATCCGCAGGTTCACACTTGTACGAAAGAAGAGAACTAACATGCCCACAATATTAACACCGAAAGACAGAGAGGACTGGCTCGCTATGAGAGCCGAGGACGTAACCAGCACGGAGGTATCGGCGCTCTTTGCCGACCCCGTTACCGGCGCCAGCTTGAGCCCGTATATGACGGACTACGAGCTCTACCATATCAAGGCCGGTCTCACAGAGGATACCTTTGAGGAGAACGAGCGCATGAAGTGGGGCAAGCGCCTGGAGGCTTCTATCGCCGCCGGTATAGCCGAGGACTTGGGCGTTAAGATCGAACCCTACAATCACTACGTCCGGCACGACAAGGAGCCCCGCTTTGGCGCGAGCTTTGATTTCCGCATCATCGACCATCCAAAGGGCCTTGGCAATCTAGAGATTAAGAATGTCGATGGTCTGGTCTATCGCAACAAGTGGAGCGAGACCGAGGCGACGGACTATATCGAGCTACAGGTACAGGCTCAGATGGAAATAGCCGATATCGAATGGACCTTGATATGCGCTCTTGTCGGCGGGAATGAGCCGAAGTTTATCTACCGTGACCGTGACCGCGAAGTGGGCGCCGCCTTGTGTGATGCCGTCAGGGACTTCTGGATATTGGTAGATGCCGGTATACCGCTCGCGCCGAATTACGCAAGGGATTCAGACTTTATCGTAAGCCTTCACCAGAGCGCCGGCGTCAATCTCCTTGAGACCGAGGACGAGGAGATGATGGACAGGCTCAAGTCTCACTACAATATCGGCCAGGAGATTAAGGCGCTTGAGACCGAGCGCAAAGAGGTAAAGGCTCGCATCATTGACGAGGTAGGCGACGAGTACAACAAGGTTAAGGCCGGCAGATATACTCTCAGTTGTGGCATGACGAAAGAGACTCCGGCAACAGAGATAACCGAGGAGATGGTAGGAGAGTCCTACGGAGGGCGCAAGAGCTACAGAACCTTTAGAGTGACGGAGAAGAAGGGAGAGTAACAGCATGACAGCTTCAAGGATTTATAAGGTAGAAGTAAAGCAGTTTGGCGATAGGAACGGCACACTTCATTACATCAGGGCAAGCTCAAGAGCACAGGCCGAGCGCTTTGCTATGTCGAGATACGTTACGTCTTGCGTAGCCAGTCAAGACGATATCATCAAGGCTTGTGAGGATGCCGTCGGCATCGAGGACGCCACCAGAAAGGAGGCCGCAGTTGACCAAAGAGAATACCAAGACAAAGACTGAGGAGAACAGCCTCGCCACTACCGAGCACGACGGTACGGTGGCGGGCTTTCAGGACGAGGCCGCCTTTAAATTCCTAAAGGAGCAGGGCCAAATCTTGGCAGGCTCAGGGATGGTCCCCGCGATCTATCAAGGCAAGCCGGCAAACTGCATCGTCGCCCTTGAGATGGCAAGCAGGACCGGCGCCAGCCCTCTTGCCGTCATGCAGAACCTTGACATCATCAAGGGTAAGCCGTCCTGGTCTTCCAAGTTTATCATCGGCGTTATAGAAAGCGTCAAGGGGGCCGATGGCAAACGTAAGTTTTCAGATCTTCGGTATGTGCTCGAAGGCAAGAAGAACACGGATGAACGCTCCTGCTACGCATGGGTAACAGAGCTTGCCACGGGAGAACGCCTAGAAGGACCGCCGGTTACTATCGCTATGGCGAAGGCCGAGAAGTGGTATCAAAAGGACGGCTCGAAGTGGAAGACCATGCCGGAGCTTATGATTCGCTATAGAGCCGCCGCCTTCTTTGGCCGGCTTTATGTGTCCGGAACGCTCATGGGCATGCTCTCTCAGGAGGAAGTCAGGGATATTACCGACAAGGTAGATGTCTTTGTCGAGCCCGAAGACGGTAAAACTCGCGTCTCCAGCATAGTAACAGGGCAGGCAACAACCGCTAAAGAGGCCGCTCAGAACGCTGAGGAGGCCGGAGAGGAGGCCGGAGAGGAGAAAGAGGCCGTTGATGCGGAGGTAGTCGAGAACAAGGACTCAGAGCCGGAAGACTTTATATAGTGGGATAAGGGAAGGGGAAGGCGCCGGCGGCTCAAACCGACGCTCTCCCCCAGGGGGGATGGAACATCAAGCCTGATTATTCTAATACTGTAATAACACCCCTGGCCTTCATCCAAGAAGGCGGGGGTTTTTTAGTGTAAGACGCTGGTATAGTGATCTCACTTCTTGCCTGCAACAACCCTGCCTTTTTCTTGACATCTTGCTCTACAGCGATTGCTATATTAAGTCTATCTATCTCACTCTGTAAAAAAGCCCTCTCGGTTTCTCTGCCTATTCGTATGTTCTCTTGATTGGTATCCCAGTCATGCGCGGGTATATTCTCCATCGTTATGAAAGTCTTTCCCGAGAGCCTTTCAAGCTCTCTGACTACACCCTCCATATCTACAGTAATCCTTTTCCCCAAAAACTTATTTGAGGTTCTATGCACCCAAGGAAATTCATGATCTACATCCACGGGCAGGCTGTTAAGATAATCCCCCGGGTGAGCCGTCAACTGTGTCTCGTTAGCGGCTTCATCCTCAACAAAAAGCTCTGAGCTAGAGCTTACATCCCTTGCGTGCATATGGCAGGTGTCAGCAGGGTTACTTGTCGGGGCTGTGCCGTTTTTAAATGCTAAAACTTTTTGTGAGCTTGCACCGAATGACGTTACTCCTATGCCTATATTGCCCGATGTATCAATCCTCAAATCTTCACCCGCCCCGGTCGTTCTAAATGTCATAGCATTACTGCTATTGTAGTATATAATTTGTCCTGCGTTTATATCTGCTGAATCACCAAAGAGAAGCATGGAGTATCCGGTTAACCCAGAGACAATACCTATACCCGCATTGTCAGCCGTATTACTATTATTATTAACCACTAAGCCTGTGCCGGGTATAGTAGTCGGAAGCGCGCCACTATCTAAGGCAACATGAACAGGGAACTCTGGTACTGTTGTTCCTATGCCCACGTTGCCCGCTTTGATAGTTAAATAAGTGTTTGCGCCGTTGCCCCAAGATTGAATATTATTATTGGGGTCCCGCTCCCACCAAACCTTTGTGTCGGTTTGTGGAGTATGAAAAGAGGCATCAACAGCTAAATGGTCATGCCACCTTGCCGTCGTCCAACTACTACCCGCTGAATCTCTATATAAGGTATTAACCCTATATATTTGGTTGCCACCAGCCGTTCCGACTAATTGAGAAATTACTTGACTGTCTCCAAGCGTACTACCTAAAGATGTAGCCATTCGAGCCACTAAAGCACCATCGGCGACTCCAACAAAACCCCCAATTTCTAATCTCTTATTAGTATTATCCCATGAAAAGTCAGCGTTATTTTCTGTTAAGATTCCGCTCGAAATAAATGGAATAGAGCCGTTAGACATAGCCGATACAATGGCAATATGTGCGTCGATCATAGCATGGGTATTCGAACCACTATTTTTGATCGCGCCATGATTTATGCTGGCCTCTGTAAAGTGAAGTGTGCTATCGGCTATATGAGCATCAGCGATTGCATGACGATGTAAAGAATCCGCGTCGCTATCGTCGGTTAGAGTGTTAAGCTCCGTCCCCGTAGCGGAAGTGTCGGAATGGGAGGCGACGGTATGGGCCTCATTGTGATGATCATCGGTTCCTATACTGCCCAACTCTGAATGGTCGTAATCCCCGGCGACGGCAAGGACCGCGCCGGACCTTCCGAAAACGGAAGTTACCGCGCCAGGGGCCGTGTCGACATTTGCGGAGATACGCTCGAAGTATAACTCCCACGCTGGCGATATTTGTCCCCTATTATTTAAAATTATAGGGGTTTTCGGTGGTGGCTCCATTGACTACCCCTTAAAAACCGAGACAGTTTTTTCTATAGACCTGCCGCCAAAGTAAAAGATAATTACGGTCTGCATAATATCCTTATGAATTTCAGTTAGCGCTATCATGGGAAAGCCCATATATGGGGCCAAGACCGTCCAGGCGAATATCGCAAGAATAAGAAAGCTCCAAACTGGTCTGTGCGTAACCGTAAGCACCTTTGTCCAACCTGGAGCGTCTTTGCTTTCTTCGGCGGCGAGCTTCCGTGCGCCTTGTATGTCGGCTGTGGCGGCATTGGATTCTTCGACACCAATCCTGCGAGCCTCCAGCTTGAATTGTTCTTTCTCGGTCTCGCTCATGGAGGCGGGCAAGTAATGATCTATAAGCTTGTCAACGGTATTTCCTATGGCTTTGCCTATTGTGCTTTCTATCAGCTTGTCAACTATCGGTATCATTTAGTCCTCCCTTTTTCTTGCGAGTTCTTTTATCCAGACATTGAATGTCGCCACTACCTCCGGGGGCGCTCCCTCAATACTTCCACCATAATCTAAAAGCAAGAGCGTGATACTATTTTCCATTGACTCGATCTCTGCCTTGACGATTCTAGCCTCTAGCCATAGAAAGACACCCCCTATGGCCAGAACGAGGGTTATAACGGTCTTAGCGTCGTTCAAACGGCTTAGTATGGTCTTTTTAGCCATTATCCACCGTACTCGAAATGGCCGGCATCCCAACCAACTTTAGTTTCGTAATCCTCTTTGGCCACACCAAAGCGCCCACCCCATCGTCCGCCTATCCGCTCCCATTCTTCGCCTATTATCCGGTACTTCTCTTTGTCAGTACAATACTTGCCATCAAAAAAGAGGTTGAGGTCAATAGCGAGCTTTTCCTGATGTCTAGAGAATCTTACTCGGCTTACGCCGTTTTTAACATGGATGGCCTGTTGCTCTTTGCTTCGCAGGACTTCGCCCAACGTAACTTCGTAGTCGCATAAGTGAATGAAGTCGATTATATGTGCTACCAAGTGAGAGAATTTTCTTTGTTTTTCGGACAACTTCATGCGACCCCCCTACCCCATCTTTAAATTTTTTATCAGTTCAGAAAAATAAATATAAATATCCTTAAGTGCCCATATCGCCATCACGCCAGCAATATAGAGGACTATCTTGACTGCACTTTTCTTAGTGTTGATGAAGGTTTTAATTGCTACAATATCTTCTTGAGAAAGAGCGCTTCGTCCTGTCCGGCCATTCTGGATTTTACTTGCGACCCTATTGGAAATTTCTTCAAGCTGTTCTTCGCTTAATTCGCACATAATAGTCCTTTCGTTTATGTCTTCTAATATTTATTCTCCAAGAGCTTGACTGTTAAATCAGCTACCGTTTTCGGACTCGGGCTAGGCTTATCCCTTTCGGACTTAAGGGCCACCATATCTACGGACAATCTCTTTGATCTCTTTTTCTCCCATGTAAAGGCTCCTTGTCGGATAACTTTTTTATTGCCGCACTAGCTATGAAAAATAAGATGCTCCAATGAAGTCAGTCTGAATACCAGCTATCGATTCCTCGTCCTTGTGTATGGTAACGTCGTTGGTATCATTTACGGCAAAAGCTTGGATTTCTAATGCTTGCCAAGCCCCTTTATCATCACTGTCAACGTCAATACTTACAGTATAAGTCGTGTAAGTTGTATTTGTATCCGCTGTAGTAGCTGTGCCATAAGTGCCGTTTATACCAATACGCATTTGTTTGTTTGAAATTATACTGCCCTTCATTCTAAATTTACAGGTTAAAGCTGTAATATCATCTGGAATGAAAATTTCTGCCGACGCCGCTACTGTTTCCCATGTACTAGCCACTGCAATATTATGTACAATTTCCACAACCTTAATAGCTACGGGTCTTACATTTGTAGCAGGATTTTTCAGGACAAAATAAGTCCCGTCATAAACACATTCTGCCCAATGTCCTGCAGGTAAATCAATACCAAGACCAACCAATGTACCAGAAGAATCTAACTTGGCAATAGTTTTTGCCCCTTCCGCTAACCCGTTTACGATCAGGGTAGGAGTGGCAAGAGTATTGGCGTTTACTACTTTGAAAACTACTGATAATCCTGTGCGATAGGCGTCAACTGCCGGACTTGGAGCAATAGCGTAAGCGTTGGCGCTACCTGTATCCAGAGCGTATCTGTTGTTGTCCCTTAGCCACGTTTCATAAAGGGCCGGATTAAGCAAGAGCATATCCGTACCGTCGTACTCAAAGCGCGCCCTCCATCCCGACGGAAGATCCCCGACAAGAAGCGCGGAACCGTCGAGACGTTTTATCGTCTTAGCCCCTAATCCGTTTACGTTCAACGTAGGAGTAGTTGACGAATTAGCGTAGGCTCCCATCTGGCAAGATAGTTTCATGCCGTCCGTATAGGCCGTAATCGCTGGAACCAGCGTCATAACATAAACATCTTGAGCCCCGCTTTCAGCAATGTATGTAAGCTCTCCGCTAGAAATCTGCTGTGCGCTTACTGCATGAATAAGACTCGTCGCATCTTCGACCTCAAGTGCAACCTTTGGTATGCTTGGGTTTGTCGCGGTCAGAATCCCCACATCAACAACGCTGAGACCGCTATCAAGGCTTCCGCCGGATACCGTTACGGTTGTTGTGCTTGCGGCGAAGGAAACATTCGTTACAAGACAATAGACCGTACCAGCCGTTACCGTACATTTGAGTCGCCGGCCTTCCTGATAAGTCGTCCTTTTATCGTTTGGCACAGTAAACTGAGTCGCGGAAAGATATGTCGGAACATCAGCAGGGCTCAACCATTCAGAGGCTTCTGTATCCGCAGTCGCCGCCGGCGCGGAGGATACATTGTCTACTGGATAACCTGGAACCTGCACATCGTCAGAGGTAAGGAGATTCATTTTATATAGGCCATCCATCCATATCTCTGCGGCGCCGAGCGTACTCAGGATTACCGGATTAGCATGAGGCGTTGTAAGCGCTTCATCCTGATATACATCTTTCGGCGTTGATGTTCCAGGCTCATAGAAATATGCCTTACCTCCAGAAACAGGGTCCCCATTTGCATCTAAAAATTGTGCGCGTGGCGGATAAAAGAGCGCTCCGTCTGCCATGTTTATTCCTCCTTCGGTTTGAAACGCTGTCTGTTGAAGCGCTTAATCGCGTCTATATATTTTTCTTTTTCTTTGCCCTCAAGAGACATTAAAAATTCTATGAAGTCCGAGCTAAATTTCGGTATACCATTCTTATCTATCTTGAAGCCGACACGATAAGCAAATGGGTCCTTTATTCTCTTTATAACATTAACGGCCTGCTTTTGGGTAAAGGTTTCTTTGTCGATCAGTTTGCCAAGTTCTTTAAATTCGCCTTTTTGCGCGAGCTCGGCGGCCTGATTTTTGACATCTACACTTAAGAGTTTCTTTTTATCCCGGTAGGTATAATAATCTTTTAGCATATCGCCCATCACAGGGTCCTTAGAACCTGTAGGCATCCCGCGCCTTACCCATGTGCCAGTAAAAGGCAATAGCTTCTCGACAAGAGACCTTACCTCGCCCTCCCTGCCGGTGAAGGTATCAACTGGAGTCATGCCAGTGAACATGTGCATGGCAACGGCTTTGGCGGACTCCAGCCTGGTTGCGCCTTTTTTTCTGATTTTCTCGCCTCTATAGTCAGCGTTAATTACGACCTCGGCAATAGACCTCATTATCGGCTCGGCTTTTGCTTTTGAAAATTCTATAACGTGGCCTTCCATGAGGGCGGCGTAATCGGTTATCTGCCTAAAGAGCCAGTTTTTGATATAGACTTTACGTCCCTTGGCGTCGATTATTCCGGTATCAATGTCGAGCTTATGCCCCTCCTCGTTTTCCCATATATGGTGAACGTCGTCTGGCGAGTTAATCTTTTGTAGCATCATCTGTACGGCTTCCGCAGATACTACAGCCCCTATGACACCCTTGATTATAACTCGCCTATATTGGCTACTCATGGCCTTTAATTGAGCATCCGTGACATCCTCGAAGCGCAAAAATTTAGGCAATACTTGAGACCTGGCGAATCCCCCTGTGGCGCCCGTGAGCGTCCGCAGGTTTGAGACTGTCCAGTTGCGCGCGAACATGAGAGCAAAGAGCACCCGGCGCTGGTTCTTTGTGAACCATGTCTGAGGCAGGGTGCCAAGCAGGTCGTTGGTCATCATGGCCGCCGCTCTGCCGGCCTCGGCTTTGGTCATTGTCTTTTTACGACCAATAGTTGGAATTATCTTAAAGACGCCATCTGGACCTCGCCTGAATGACAATACTATCGAGCCCCTCTCAAAGCGTTCACGCAAAGTCTCAAAGACAAGCATCTGACCAGACTTTACAAATTTATCCCACAATATTCTATCACCAGTCTCTTTAATGGCTTTTAGTGGGTTTGTGACATGCTCTTTAAGAGATTTCGTGCTCGGTATCTTGAGTTCATAAGCGTCTAATTCTAGTCGTTTACTTACATCAAATAATCCTATTAATTCGACACCACTTTCCACCATTTCCATTTCGAGTCTAGCTATCTTTTCTGGTGTCATTTTCTGGAGTCGCTTAATCGGGTATTGTGTCCCGAGAGCCATCATGACATTGCTTTCGGTATTGAATCCATGAATAAGGGGATTAAACATTATGACGCGCTTGACTCCGCCTCGGGTCTTGGCGAAACCTTTATAGAGAGGACCAGGAGGCCGACGGTCATGGAGGATATTATCTATCGTAGGCCAAAGGTCTTTATGTAAGCCAGTTGGCTCCGTGAATAGGACTGTCGCCTTTTTACCCTTCTTGGTCTCTATGGCTCTGCCGGCATGTTTCTGTAACTGCATCTCGTCAACATAAAGATAGTCGCCTTTTTCCTCAAATGGTATTTTACTGAACACCTGCAAGGCCGGTTGCCCATTCTCGGTCTTGGCAGTCTTTAAGTAATCCACAAGACGCTTGTTGGCTATGGCCTGCTCTGCGGTGTTTTGGTAAATAGCAACAAGGTCGGCAATATCTTCTACTACCTCATAGCCTAAATCTTTCCATTCTTGAAGTGTAAAATCTTTACCATCAGGCGTCTGTTTTCTTTGTCTGGTAAATCCTGGACGACTACTCAATGCGCCTAAACCTGGCTTTGCGGCTTTCCCTGCCGTTGGTTTACTAAGAATTATATGATTAACATAAGCCTCTCTTTGAGCATCCAATATCCCTTCTTCCTTAAGTGTCTTGGCATAATTGGAATACATTTGTTGTATTTCATTGTGCATTTTCTTCTGCTCTGGAGTAAGAGCTTTAACCTTTTCTGGCGAGTCAAGGGCATGGGTTATCTCTGCGCGTTGCTTGGAGTCTGGTATTATATCAGTTATAGCTTTGTGAACGCGTTGAGCTTTAAGCTTCCCAGTATTCTTATGTATACGCCACCTTTCAACAGCAGCAACTCCGCCTTTTCCTAATTTAGAAGTGGGATCGGATAGACCAAACCTCTTTCTCATGGACTTGGTAGCTTCTTTAATACCACTTATGTCAACAATACCCTTTTCGCTCTTGAGCGGATTCATAAAGTCGAAGGTCTTGCCTTCCTCTATCTCCTTTATCTCCTTAGCTCCTCTTGCCTTGAGGGACTCGCCTCCAGAGACTTGCATCTCCTTTGTGGGCTCAAGGGTCGTGGGCTTGGCCTTCTTCTCTGCCTTGAACGCTTTGGCCTTAGCCTTCATATCAGCCATGCGCTCGGCCTCAGTCCCCTTTACTGCTGGAGCCTTAGCTTTTGCAATCTCCTCCGGCGTGGCTTCTCTCTTTGGCAAGGCTGGCTCTTTCCCTGTGGTTTTATCCGTCTTAAAGGTCTCGTACTGTTTGACGAGATTTTCCAGCCCCGGATGCTCCGCTATCATCTCAGCCGGCAAGGGCTTGCCCTCACGAATAAGGTGCTCGGCTTCTTTAATCGCATCGAAACTCTCCGGTATATGCTTGTTTAATTCAATGATTCCTTCCTCGGTCATTTTCGGCTTGGCAGGAGCCTTGCCCTTCAATTTCTTCGGCCCACCCAATAAAGCCGCATAGCCAGCAAACTCGGCTACGATATTGAAAAACGCCGCGCCTGCATCCCTAAGATGCTCCTTTGCTTTTTGGGGGATTGGTAAAGTAGAAAGAAACATACCTTTATCAAGCGCATGTTCTTGAAACATCTCACCCATAGCCGCCGCCGGCTTTGCAATCATCCAGTCGAGAAATTTACCTACGCGCTCGCTGGCAACTTTTCCCTCTTTGCTCTTTGGTATGCGAACAAGAAATGGATGGATAGCTTCTCTGGTCTCCTCAATGGCCTTAGTTGCCTCATTGAGATCGCCCGTCGTGAGTAATTTATACACTCCCGGGAACCCGGCAATAGCCGATTCAGGGAAGAAAGATGCTAAGGCGCCGGCCTGCTCCAAAGCGGCCTCTCCTAAACCAAAAGTCTCGCGGCCAAATTGCTTGACAAGCTCGCTCTGGTCCATACTGCCAATATCGGGGACCGCCTCAAGTGTCGCTCCCATAGGCGAACCTGCGGCTACGGCCTCGAAGTCACTCGGAACAGGGGTTATTTGAGGCGCTATAGGGGCGCCAGAAGGCGTTTGGGCGATATCAGTGCCAATGGCCGGAGTTTCCATTGCCGGCGCTCTGGTGACGTCCATAGGCGTTATTCCAATATATTCTTCTATCTCGGCCTGTAAATATCCTGAGTCACGCGCGAACTCCATCCGCTCAAGGATTTTAGCCTCTATTTCCTCCTCGCCGAATCCGGCGTCAAGAGCCGTCTCAATCTTACCAGCAAGGCCGGGGTATGCTTCCTGTAAGGGCAATTATTTGCCTCCAAAAATATCATCCAGCGAATTGATCTTAAATTCATTCCTCAAGCTTACTGCCTCAGTCTCAAGGGTCTTAAGCGCGGCCTTGACCTCCTCGACGTTATTTACGTCTACACCTTCAATGCCCATGAGTTTTGCAAACTCTGCATCAACAGGCGTCCTTGAAAGCAACCTGGCTTTTGCTACGCCGATATCGGAAAGACGCTTGCGAGCTCCGCGTTTATTTTTAACCTTAGCCTCGGCTCTCTTAAGTTTCCGCTCCTCTGCGGTCCCCCTTCTGGTTTCTGCGGCGCCCTCTCTTGTCTCGGCGGCACCTATCAAGTCAAGGGCTTCTTTTGACATGTTAACCCTTGTGGCGGCCTCCTCCGGGTCGAATGTAGCCATCAAATCCTGCTCTGTAAAGCCGGCGTTCTTTAAAGCCTCGTTTGTCTTGTTGAGTAGGGGTTGCATCTTAATCATTGCTTCTGGACGAGGCACGCCTTTTCTTATGAGCTCGGAATATCCCTCGGTGAGCCCTAAATTGGCAAGGCCAAGTACGTTAAATTTCTTCTTGGCGTTTGTCAATTTCGTGCCCTTGAGCGTAGCCACCCCTTGCTCTATGGCGAGTTTATTTGCAGTGGTCTGGTCATGCATCTTTTTAAAATCAAAAGCCTCGTCAAAAAGATTGTTTTTGATAAAACCTCTCTCTGCCGCTTGCGGGTCGATGGTTCCTTGCGGAGTAACCGCACCACTTAGAATTTTTTGCCTCTTAAGAGCATTGGCGCCTAATCTCTCTGCGTCGGCAATCCTAAGCTGATTGATCCGATTGGTTAAGCGGTTGGCTCTTATATCCTCAGCCTTCATTGCTACGTCTGGTAAACTAAAAACCTGTCCGTCTGGCATTTTATTCCCTCCCTATAAAGCGAGTCTAGTATTTGTCGCTCTCGTCCCCATAGTTGTGTCAAGCCTAAATCTGCCACCTGTTGGAGCCGAAGTAGTTGATGGCGCTATGGGTCGATTCATCATCCTTTGAAAAGCAAGATTCCCTATTGTCCCCTGTATTGCCTGGTTTACGCCTGACAAGGTACTTGCCCTTACATTAGCGGCATTAATCGCCGCTTGTGCCTGCGCCTGACTAGCAAGGTTGATATTCTGTCCCATCTGACCTGCGATCTGCGTACCAGTTTGCGCTCCTGTTGTTACGGCTCCCCTGCCAGCCTCAGAGATACCAAAGAGTCTAGCAAATGTATCCTGCTGTTCGGTGCGGTATCTATCAAAGGCTCTACCAAACTCAGTTGAAGCAAACTTTTGGCCGAACTTAACAAGCTCCTCTCCTGTCTCTCCAGAAAGCAACTTTCCTCTGGCCGAAGCGCTACGCTCTAATGCCTGTGTTCCTTCACGAAGACGAAATTTGTAGCTAGGATCTTCTGCTAAATCCTCACCAGTAAATCGCTTCGTTAATTCACCGAATCTTGCAGATGGCTTCCGGCCCGGCGTAGTAATACCGAGCAGGTCTCCAAGCATGCTAAGTGCTCCAGTGCCAAATTCACGGTAGGGAGCTAAATCTTCGCGCGTGAGGTCGAATTGCTCTTTCAGCAAAGCGTTTGTTTCTCTTACTCCAGTTAATGTCGCCTCTGCCGCCTTTCTTGCGCCTCTCTCTGCGGCTTTGCCGCCAAAGATGCTGGACAAAATGCTTGCGCCTGCGCCTGCGGCTATTGCTAATGTTATTGGGTCTACCATTTAGCTCACCTCCTTATATTTTAAGCCGCTAATGCTTCTATCTCTGCGACGGCTCCTAGCATCACGACCTCTATAGGATCGGTAATCTTCAATTCCCATATACGGTCTCTGCCGTATCCAAGTCTTTTCCAAATAGCTCGATGATTATATTCACCCTTTTTGCCAATAGAACGCCATTTCTCAGGAGTCCAACTGTGTCCTCCGTCGTCGCTCCATCTTAACATGGCCTGCGGGTCACTGCCTTGTCCCGTTGTAAGCCCAACGCCTGTCTGCATATCGACCTGCAAGCTTGAGTAAGCGATATTGTTTTCTCTATCCGACACTCGTTGCGTTCTGCGTATGCGTTCTATCGGGTCTCCATCATCGTCATAAATATCATCTCGCATTTTATAAAGCTTACCACTTTCAAAATCGCCAACAATGTGTTCGTCATTAAAATAATAATATGCGTTTGCTCTATGCCTTATAGCCCCACCTTCCCTATAGCTCTGTCTTTCATGCCATGCTCCGGTTGTAATATCGAAAACCCATGTTTGATTGCCTGCCGGAAACGTAATAACGTAAAAAGTATGACCACGCGAAGTATAACAATATGCAAAAGCATCTGATGTGGTTGTCATTTTATTCATTGCATCTTCAACCGCATGGGTCGAAACTCTTAGAGCCCCATAACCTTCTTTTTTGAGTATAACATGGCCTCCAGTTTTATTCCTCCCAAGCCAAAAAGCAGTATCTACGGCTTCGGCAAGAGAAAATCTAGCCTCCAGTCCCCACTTCATTACGCCGCCACTTATTCTATCAAATGGGAAGGATGCACCTGAATTATAATAAATCTCCGTTGTATATCTGCCGAAAGCATGAATTGTACCCTGTAGATTCCGCAGAGCAACAAGACCGTCCGGGCTACTCTCTGCTGTTATGAAATCTGTAGCAGTCCAATTGAGACCATTAAGAAGCGCTGATATATACCATCGGCCCGTATCTGGTTTGTTGACTGCAAAATATCCATCTATGAAAACTACCGTGTCGGCTCCAGGAAAATCTGAGTCTGTAATCTCCACAAAAACTTCTGTATCTAAATTATATATATAGCCGTCTTCGCCATCGACAATCATTATCTGCGTGCCATTATCATCCATTGAAATTCTACTAGATGAAGAATTGAGCGTACCGCGTTCTGTAACCGTGCCGCCACGATCTATCTCATAAAACGTATCGCCTGACACTGCAAATAAATTTCTAGATGGAACGTGATGCTCTCCCCTTATGGCTGAACCACCTAATGTTGCAAATAATTCAAGACCTGGCGTGCCAAAGAGCGCGATATTACTTTTCCCTTCATAACCTCCGGTCTCTAAATAGAGATTAATGCACCTTTGAGCGTTGAGCTTTTTGCTCTTCACCTCATAGGCCGGCCCGACAAATGGTATATTAAGTTTTTGCATTAATCCCCCGACTTCGCATCTGTGATACTTGAATAATTGCCTTGCTCGATACCGTCAGTACAGTCCGGTACTAAAAGTTTGACCTCTAAGTTGACCTGCTCTATGGCGGCAATAGAATCGGCGGCAACTGCCGCCGTAGATTCTGGAACCTCTTTACCCCAATGTCCGGCCAAGCGAATAGCAAGTTGAGAATATATCGCCTCCTCATATCCGTTGGGCAAAACAACAGTATCCGTAACCGACGTAAAAGTAGTAAACGGCTTCCACATGACGAGATAAATTGTATCGGCATCTGTAGGCGCGCGATTCAATAATATCGTCCCGCGTGAAGACGTAAATGTGCGCTCGAAATAAAGTTTATAAGGCCGAGCGTCGATGTCTTTATCAACGATAGATTCATACTCTGCCCTATCTTCGATAACTTTTATCGGCCAGTCCTTACCGTCGGAGTCCTGAATATAAGCCGTTTCGATTTTAACCGGCCTTTCAGTGCTAAAATCTCCGCCGGTTCCTATTGTATAACTCGCCTGCCCTATGACCAGCGAGAAACTTTCCTTAACCGACGAGAGGATGCGGTTACGCTTGTTACCCCAAGTCCCCAACATCATGTTAAGGATTACAAGAGCATCGGCCTCGTCTGTCGGGTCTACGCTATCGCCGGCGGCTTTTAAAGTTAAGGCGCTCATCGCTAAAGCTATCAGGTCTCTTGGTGTTGACATAACCACTCCTTTTTATGAGGCGACGGCGCTACCCGCCGCCCCTAAATTATTCGTCCTTCTTGGCTTCGTCGGCCTTGAGCTTATTCTGTATCTGGACAAGCAACTTTGCCTTTGTCGCGTCCTCCACAGGAGTAAGCCCGAGATAATAAACCTTCTCCTCCAAGGTAGTCTTGCCGAGCCTCGCAAGCGCTGTATCGGTAAGGCTTAACCAGTCCGGCTCTGTACCGTTGGCCCCCCTCTCCTCTTCCTTCTCGGCTTTCTTGCCGCACTTAGCAGGAGTATCGACGTATTTGCCGGAATCGTAACATTCCTGCGCCTCATCTGCGTCCGCGCAATGTCTAACGGAACCATCCGTGACGTCGTACACGTCTGTCCTGGTGTTGCGGTTAGCCTCCACCATTCTTTCATTCTCGATCTCAAGTGGTGTCTTTCTTCTTTCCATGACTCTCCTTTATGAAAGTGACGGCGGCTGGCCTAACCGCCGCCACTCCGAGTTTAAGTTGTCCTACGTTAAGAAGATTAGCTAGTTACCCTGCACGCCAACTGCGGCCTTACTGCCTTCTGGCCCATATAGACGTCAACACGGGTGATATTGCTATCTTCCCTGATGTCCGATGCCTGCCATATCCTCATGGATATACCATCCATGACCTGCCTTGAAATCTGCTTTGCGTCGCTGTAAAGCTCCAGGTCGGCTGTAGCAAATGTGAAGGCGTCTCTGTGGAAGGCAAGGTTCTGTGCATATGACGTTGATGCGGCTCCCACAGGTGTAATGGCCGCATTGTCAGCAGGACTAGCGCTTACGGTCTGTCTAGCGCCTGATGTGATGATTTCAGGGCTAATAGAGAGCGTTGCGGCGCCAGCACTGGCTGTAGCATCGGCAGTTACAACGAACTGCTGTAGGAAGTCATACGCAACTTTGGTCTCGGGATGAACAGCGTACACACCGGCAAGAGTGAAGACTGTGCCTTGGGTAATCGTGTTTGTAGTACCCCATCCATCGGTGATAAGTGATGTGCCTGTCTGTGAAGCGCCGTTGACGAGCGGCGTACCGCCCATTGAACCGTTGGTATGAACGTGAATAAGCTCGTTCTGGAACCAGTCCATTCCGGCGACTCTACCGATGAGACCTTCAAGATACTGTTTGGATATCGCGGTGGAACTCTGGAAAAGTCCCTTGAGAGCGTCCACTGTGGCCGCCTCAGCCGCCGAGTTGATTGTCATATACCTGTTGCCGCGTGGAGCCAAGAACTGCTGTAGCTTGGCCTTTGCGTCAAGATATACCCTCAACGTCGCCGGTGTGGTTCCAGGTGTGCCGACAAGATTGTAAACGTCCATTGTCATCTGGAAAGCTATGGATTCAATCTCGGAAGCAAGCCTCTGCATAGCAGGCTCGATATACTCCCTTGAGAAATCGTTGATATCCATAGCCATCTCTGCGGACGAGAACTCCATGTCGACACCTATCTGTGTAGCTACAACCAGGTCGACCTTTGTGCTCGTCATATTCTGCGGAACAGCAACACGGCCATTCCTAATGACGAACTGATTGGGCTCTCTGATGCGAAGTGTAGAACCTATCTTGGCGCCAGCCTTCGCAAACTGGTCGTCGTATTGACGGTTGATATTACCAATGAAGTTAAGCTGTTCATGGAGAACAACTAGCGCCTCAGAGGTTATCATATCAATCGTCAACTGTGTGTTTGTTGGTAATGGCATGACTCTCCTTTATACACAGAGAACTTGCTATACGCCCTCTATGTGGCTCTTGCCGTAGCTCGCCTTGCCGCTCTTGGGTCGTCTTTCTTGTCGGTATTGCCCGCCCTATTAGCGGCTCTTTCTGCCACGCGCTTCGCGGAATACTCGGCGGCTGTCAATCCGCCATGATCTGTATCCGTTCCTCCGCCCGGAAGGTCTGCGGCGGGCTCGGCGGCATTGGTTATTGTTGTTTGGTTAGGCTCGTCGGTAGACGTATTGCTTGCGGGCTCTCCCGCAAATTTAGCCTCCAGCTTACCTAACTCTCTAGCCTGTTGAAGCGCTGAGAGACCTGAAATGCGCTTTGCTTCGGCAGGATTCTGGCCAAGATGATAGACGATATCATGCGCGTTTTCACACGCAAGCATCTGGTCTACCAGTGCATCAGAGCTATAAAGACCGGCGACATTAGATACCTCGCTAAAATCTTTATACTTCTCCCTTGCACCAGCTAGGCCGGTATTGTATTTGACATTGGCCTCCTCTTTCGCGGCGGCCTCTTTTGCAATACCAGCTTTCTCGGCATCCTCCTTGTCAACTTGATCCTTTGCGTACCGCGCCGCCGCTTTATGATATTCGGCAGGATCGTCGAAATCATCATAGTCCGGGGCTCCGGTCTTGGCAATAGGCTCGTCATGTTGCTCTACTGGCGCTTTGGCTCTGGCGGCCTCCTCTAACGCCCTGTTTCGTTCATTGGCGGTAGCAAGCGACTCCTCGGCCACATTTGCACGGTCTCTCAACTTCTTGAACTCCAGCTTTACAGCAGGGTCGGTATTATCCTTTCCTGTTGCTGTCGCTTTATCCGTTATTACCCCCGAATCGTCGGGTACGTCTGCTGAGGCGGACGGATCCTCTATTACGTCCGTTATTACCCCTGAATCGTCAGGTGCGTCTGGTCTTGGCATGGTGTCCTCCGTTATTACCCCGGCTTCTGGCCGGTACGCTTAGGGTTAAGTTTCTTTATGTCGCGGCCTCTTGGACGCCTCCTCCTTCAATCTCCTCCAAAGTATTGAATACTATCTCCCGTGTACGCGCGTCTTCGTCTTCCGCTTCCTGCGCGACTCGTGCGGCTTCGACTTGAACTTTTGCCATCTCGACTTCATTCTTGGCGGAGGCAACCTCATTTTTTTCTGCTTCGACCTCAAGCTTCCTTGCCTCGTTCTGCTCTGCCGGCGACGGCTGTGGCGGTTCCGGCGGTGGCTCTCCGGGCTCCTGCGCTTTGATTCCCGGCGGTAGTAATTTCTCCAACCTATCTGCCATCTCATTGGAGCCATTAAATCCAAGATGTCTCGGTATCATGTCGACCAGGACTGCTCTCTGCTGGTCATTCAATATCTGCATAAAGTCAATCATCTTGCGTGCGGTTTCTTCGCGCTGAGTGGTAAAGTTTGGCCCGACTTCAACGGCAACGTCATATTTGCCTATCGACATATCATTGTCTGTCAGGATATTTTTTGAATCTGCCGGGTCAAAATATCTGCGGTTTAACTCGACCATCTCTATCGTCTTCTGGTCCTCTCCCAATATCTTTACAACACGGTTTGTATCAAAGACATTGGGAATCATCTCAAGAATAATGGCGCCGACTTGCTGGATAGCATCATTGAGATTGTCGATAAATTCAAAAGTGCCGATATCACTTGAGCGCTCTCTGGCCTCAATCGCGGCCCCGGTGCGCTCGTTACTTTTTTGCCCAAGAGACGACTCAAAGAGCCCCGTAGTATTTTTAATCTCCTCGCCCATTGTTCTGAATTGAACAAAAGCTCCATCAGGCAAGAAGGCCGGCGGCGTTCTCTGAGGAATAATACCCGGCGCCTGCGGGTCTACGTTGAAAGGCAGATAGGAATAATTGTATCGGTTTGCGGTAGCCCATATATCCTCATAGCCTTTAACGTGCGCTGGAGTAGCCATATAAGGTGTCTTGGGAGCATTTGTAAGAGACTCGGCAATGGTAGACATCCAAAAGTTTTTCATCCGTTGAGCGTCTTTTGCATGGCGAATAAGACCGGCGGTTATAGTATAGTCTCCAATCTCAAGCGTCTGGCCTGAAACCTTGACGACTGGTATCATCGAGGACATTATTTTGTGTGGTCCGCTTAAAACCTTATCGCCAGACATAATGTAGCTATAAACTTCGTAATATTTAGACTTACGGTTTTTAATAACTCGCAAGTCTTTTACCTGCTCGGCAAGCACAGGATCATTTTCAAGATCGTCGGCGTTTAAAATCATGCCGTTTTCAAGCTGGATGATATCTATCTCGCGCTCAAAGCGTTTATAATATTTCGCTACAAGGACTTCATTTACCATGAACCAGCGAGAATAATACTCGCCATACTTTTGACGCGCCTGCGCGAAATCGGTTATCTGTTCACCTGGGTATTTTCTCTTAAACGCATCCCTCGTCATTCGCTTTTCGATAAAACAATAATTCTGGTCGGCCAGAGTAATATCTTCGGCGTCGGGGTCTGGTATGACTGAGAAAGAGTTTTTAATTTTCCTGAATTTTATATCCTGCTCGAAACTCTCTTTGCCGTTATACTCGGTGAAAACTTCCATATACCCGAAGCCATGCCCAACGGACTGCTTACCGACAGCTTTAAAAACGCGGTCCGACTTGGAGCCTCGACTAATGTTTCGCATAAGGCCATCTATGAGATGGGCTCCGCTCTTATCCGCGTATTGATCGACAGGTATTGATTTTAAAGCGGGGCTATTAAGCAACATATCGCCCACCACGCGGTTTACGAATGTCTGGAGCCCATTGACAGTAAGCGTTGGAGCTCCACGCGACTTACGGCTTCGCAACTCTTTGTCGTCCCATTGCCCGTCGCCGCCATGTAGAAATAGGATATCTTCATAGGCCATCTTGTGATTCCGATGGACAGCCTGTGCGCCTATCCGATGCTCGTCAATAGCCCGTACGTGGATAGCATCCAAGTCGTCATATCTTATCGGTACGCCTTCCTCGATCTCAGCCATCTTTTACCCCATACACGATATTCTTGGCATTAAACTGCTTTTAGTAATTACTTTGCCGCTTGCCTCTTTGCGTCCTATGGCAAAATATCTAAAACCGTCTGCTCCATGAGACGCCCAATTATGAAGCGGCTTTTTCTTAAAGACTTTGAGCTTATTATCCCACTCCTTACTGTACGATCTGAGGGCGTTAATTCCATGCTCACATTTTACTTCGTCAAAATAACATAGACTCAATGTTGCCCTAGCTGTCGCTATGCCGTCATGTAGTCCTAGTTTTGGTAGAGCCTCTATCGGAGATATGCCCAACCCCTCGGCAATGGCTTTCCTTGTCTTACCCTCGCCGGAGAGGTCTCTTGTATTAATATCATGGGGCATATAGTGTGTGCCGTAAGAGTATCCATGAGCAATCCTCTTATCATCGAGAATATTTTTATAGAACGTGAAACCTTCTCCACTGTTTTCGTAATAATCTATCATGTGGCAGGCGCGGCCTATGCGCTGGACGAACCAAATAGTCATGCTGTCGTCCATGCCCAAATCCCAATAAGTATCGACGCAAGTTGCGGCGTCATGTGGAACCTCACCTATGCGTCCGCTCTTGGCGGCCAAATCCATCTGCTTAGCATAATAGGCGCCTTCAATGGAACCTTCAAAGGAGCAATAATACTCCTGCTGAATCATCTCCTCGCTCATGCCGGAGTCACGGTCCTCCTGAATAGCCTCTTGAGTAATAACCGGCGTGCCGTCAGGCCGCTTGGTATCTTCAACCGTAAGAAGCTCACAGAACCATTTTGGGTTTTTCTTGGCCATCTCATAGAGCTTATGGCCATGATTCTTTCCACGCGGCGTATAATCGAAGATAGCCCAACCGCCATTCTCTGCAAGTATTGGCCTGAAATAATCCCATACGGCGGGGTCTTGAAGTGAAAACTCGGAAAAGACCATGCCTACAGGGTTTGTACCCATGAGACTATCCCAATCATCCGTTCCGCAGATCTGAAAGGTAGAGCTCAAGGGCTTCTTTAATTCAACGAGCAAGTCCGTGTTATTCCGCCTTTTAACAAGAGGCTCAGGGAAATGGTCCATAAATGCAACCCCTTCACGGTCCTTGCCTTCCCAAAGTATCTTCTTGCCCTGGGCCTTTTCTGGGAAAAGATAGTAATAGAGGCCGACGCGCTTACACATCTCGCGCACCGTCACATTAAGGTACGTCTTCTCTTTGCCGGCCCGACGATGCCAGACGGAAACTCCGCGCTTATATCCCTCCTCAAGCGCATAATATCCGTTCTCCTGATAACCACGCGGGACATAGTTGAATGGGACAGCAATATCTGTTCCCTCTCGAAGCGGAGTATTATCTACAGTCTCGTCAATTATGTCTGGTGATCCCATACCTAACCCTTTCTTGCTCTTCTTTCTTTGTGCATCTTCCAGACTTTCTGAACAAGAAGCACACAACCTATGGTTGCAACAACCGTTATCATGCCAGCAGAATAACTACACATACTACCTCCTGTATTATTACCGTGAAAAATAATGCGGCTGTATTACCGCGCTTGTTGCTCCAGTACGAATAGCTTGGAAGGCATTTGCGTTTGCCTCGCCTTCGATAATTACAATATCTCCGATTTCACCCAATAGGCCAAGCGCACTTGTCGGCGCTGTGCCATCGAGCGTATATCTTATTTGTGCCGTTTCAACAACAAAGACAACCTTATCCGGCCTCTCGCCACTTGGCGGCTTCATGGTTGCCGCAGTGAAACCTATAGCTGTATCAGTAACAGTTATGCTTTCATGGGCATATCCTCTAAATACAGCCGCATTGCTGTGTTGTGCAATGCACATAATTAAGACGACCAAAAATACTAAAATAATCTTACGCATATGCATTCTCCGTTTATTCAAAATGCCCTTGGAATTTTATTTCGAAAGTGACAAGTCCTGTGAGGTCGTCTTGAACAATAATTTCTAATTTTTCATTGTTAGCTTCCTCTATATTTAAAACCGCTCCTGATTCAAAAATTGTCCACCTGCCACTAACCCCCCAATTTCCGGCGCCGGCCTTACTCGAATATTCTACATTAAACATATCGAGCTTCATGTCACCATTTGTTCGCCATATAGCCAAGGTTTCATAAGAAGCCCCGTTGTTGATACTTTTTCTGAGAAGAACGCCGTTGGTTAAAGCTGGCTCTGCACCGAATTTACTGTCGTCTGGTTCCGTAGCATCGGTTATCTGTATAAGTAATCTCATAATGTCAATATTTTCACCAACAGAAGGATTAACTTCAAAAATTACCGGAGTTGATGAACCATCGACTGCCATGTTGAGAATTACTTCCTGAACTGTAGAGCCATCAGTTAAAGCAAAATCGACACTTGCATCTATCGTTAAGGTGTTGGTGACGATAGCCGTTATCTTTCTGTACATATGGGTATGGACTGCCCCAAGGTCGATGTTTATATAATCCCCAACCGAAAAACCAGTAGCGTCATTCAATATAAGAGTTTTAGAATTAGCCGCAACCGCACCGTTCAAGGTATCAACGGCGGTATCATCTCTAGTGGCAGGGTGAAACCAGGGGGTTTGATGAAGATGCTCGTCGTGAACCGACAGAGCTATGTCTCCACTTTCCCCTGTTGGAGTATCGATAGGTATTCCATTGGCGTCTATAAGCGAGCCAGCGCCTTTGCTAACAGATACGACGGCATTGCCATGAGATGCCACGCTTAAGACCAGAGCGAATACTAAAATCCAGATAGATTTACGCATTATATCCTCCAGCGAATCCGCTACGCTTTTTTAGACCCTTGCGCTTCATTCTGCGCGCCTCGGCCTTAACTCTTTTCTTGATCTTGTGCTCTACTACCGTATAACACTCGTCTATGGTCAGCCATTGCTCCATCCAGCCCAAATCCTGCTTAATGGCAGAGAACGGCAATTGCTGAACCTTCTCATGGACGCTATCGAGAGCCGCCCTTAGCTTCTTTTTGTGGCTCGGCCTTGCCGCTCTGCGCTGATCGTAGTTCATTAGGCGTCACACACGATCTTGCCGATGCAAGTCACCCTGTGATTGATAGGAGACTGCTCGATAACGCCTCTGTGCTCCTTGCCGCACCTTTGACACTTTATCGAAAAAACGTCCCCGGGCTCAAAATCGTACTTAGCGGTCTCGCGCATCTTGCGGCCTTTGTACCAGCCGCCATCGGCCTTAACGCGGTCCAGAAGTATCTGGCTCCGCTCGTTTATCTCCTCGATATTCTGCGCGGCAACGACGTCTCCGAGTAAAATCTCATGCGGAGTCAAGGGCTCCACAAGAGATACCTTCACATTGGGCCAATCTATCGGCTTCTCGACGTGCTTGGGCTCCACATAATCTGTCCCATCGGTTATCACGGTCCCTTGCGGACACATCGGGCAGGGCTCCATGCCCCTGTGATCATGCGTAAGGCATACATAGCGCGGAGTCTGAGCGCTTGCTTGCCCAACAAAGACCGTCTCAGCAGGAATATGCTTGCCGTCCTTGAGAAACGCCTGCCCTGTGGCTCTAAGGTCGTTCATTGCGCCCTCATGGTCCTCCGGCGTCAAGGCCAGGGCGCCTATATCCCTTTCGTTCTTTACCAGGTTGGCGCCTTTGATAACCTGGGGCTTATTATCCGCATTGGAAGGTATTGGCGGGGCAACTGCCGGCCCCGGGCCTCCCTTGACGCCGCCAAGATGAAGCACCTTAGTCGTTGTGTCCTCCTCGACGCCGCAGTGCGGACACGGCTTGTCGGCGTTCTTATAGTCATGTGTCAGACACCAGAAATTGCCATCGGTCTGTCTTATAGCCGGGTTTGTCATTGCTTGCTTCTCCATAGTCCCTTACCCCCTCTTGTTAGTGCGCGTATCGCGCGAGCCGTATTACTCGATACTCAAACCAATACCATACCGGCGTAAGTTCATCTACCGGCGTCCAACAATCTTGACATATCTGCATATCATCAAACGCATCTATGACGTCTGACAGGGTTGGCCCATGCTCCCCGCACCGGCAACACTTATCGTCGGCTCTTACAGCGCTCATCCCTTGCCCTATCCTTCCGGGGTTTATCCCCCTTGCGTTCCGAAAAAAAATTCTACCTCCTGGTTGGTTTTATAGCATGCAGTGCTATAGCATCCGCCCCAAGCCTAAGAGTTCTGAAAAATATAGTCAGGGGACGGTATATACACATCGTGGGGGTGGGCAATAAAAATGGCACATGGCCCCCGTCCCTTTTAAGTTGAGCGTGTCTCGGCGTCAAGCACTCGCTCTTTTGGCACGGCTCCGGCTACAATCTGCCTGCCTGCTGGCCTACAGGTACAGCGTCCACAAGTACATCTTCCTCCGCCGATCAGCACATTGATTGTGCCGTTCTCAATATTGACATCGGGCGTGAAGGCTCCAACGTCAACGTGCTTTCCCATGATCTCAAGTGCCTTGACTGCGGTCTGTGCCTGAAACGTATAGAGCGGACGGCCTGACGTCTTGTCCTTAACGTGGATACCGTGAGCCATAACCGGCTCGACTTCTTGCAGACAACGCTCCACGATATGATGTGCTTTCTTCAAGACATAATCGGCGTCAATCTTAACACGACTGAAACGCTCCGCCGTAAGCTCCGAGAGTCGCGCCTGTACGTCAACACGAGTAAGCAGGCGGTGTCCTTCCTGTTTTGCACCCGATTTTGCGTAGTCTGCCCTTAAAGCCGCTTGTGTAGCGTTAAAGTCTTTTAGATATTCATTGCAGAATATCTCATGCCTGAGATTTTTTAGCGGAGTGTTTTTAGGGGGTGTTGATGGCAAGACCTCAGCGGCGTTATCCATGACCCTAGAATAAGGGCTAGAGGTGTGGTTTGTCAAGGATTAATTATAGGGCATGCGCTATAGGGGAGGTATTTCAATAACGATAATAGGCACATAACTTTAAAAGGGCTGGGAATGGCGTAATTCTTTAAGTTTTACTTAACATGCTATAAGCCGATGTTACCAATAAAATCAAGTAGTTACGGCCAAAAGAGATATTTGGCAGCCCCATGCAACCCCATGCAACCCCCATGCAACCCCCATGCAACCCCCTTATATATATATATATCAATAAGATAGAGATATATATAGCATAGAAAATGTGTGAAATGGAACTATAGACACTATGCGAGGGGGGAGGGGGGGGGAGCGGGGGAGATATTAGACCAGAGGGATATTCTCTCTATAGGGGTCTATTGTTTTTCGGCGTTTTTTGTTACCTTTTTAACTTTTTGGGTTTTTACTTAATGATAATAAGTAGTTACAAAGTAACATTATGGTGGTCTGAGGTATCATATGGTGTCGATTCGGGCTAAGTGGTTGATTCTATTGGTAACATTAAGTATATTAGCGATGGCTTATAATGTTACGGTTATGTGTTTAATAAGATAGAGGGGAAGTTTAGGGGTGCGGAGAGCGGGCCTGTAAATGGGCGGATTAGCTGGAGAATTGCATTTTTATTTAATAAAAGCTAAAATAAGTGTTGACAGTGTGGTTTGTCTCTTGTATATTAAACACAAGATAGCAAGGACAGGCAATTGGGCCGAGAAAGACGAGAAAGGAGAGATCATGCAAAAAACACAGGAAAAAGGAGTCTGCCCGAACTGCGGAGAGGCAGGAGCGTTAGAGTACGGCGACACCATTGGGTGGGGGGAAGACAACGAGCCCACTTATCCTTGGGATTGCCCGAACTGCGGCGCACAGGGCAAAGAGCACTACAAAGTGGTCTTTGCCGAGCACGAAATCACCTTGACGCAAGAGGACGCACAGCAGAAGAGAGGTTGTCGACCAATGAAAAAGTATAAAGTTGAGTATCATTATTTTGAAGGTGGTTATTGCTACGTTGAAGCTGAGAGCCAGGAGAGAGCCGAGACTTTAGCCGAAGTTGCTTTAAATGAGGACGGGCCGGAGGGCTTAGCGGACTACGAGCCCGAAACAACCGCACGGGATATTTCAGTTTGTAAAGGAGATTAAAAGCTATGGAGCCGGAAAGGAGACTAACGCTATGATGGATATAACAACAAAAGGTAGCCTAGATTTTAGGGATAAGGTTATAAGTCTTTTAAAAGCTAAACTTAACCCTTTAACAGTAGAGGACAGAGAAGCGCGTTTTGAGATCATAGGCCTTGAAGTGGCACAGGAGCTAAAAGCAACGATGAGCGCACAAGACAGCGACTTAACTTTTATAGAGAGGAGCAAATAGCTATGGATATAGAGACCATACACGAGAGCCTTGTCAACGGGCAACGCCGCCAGATGGTGGAGCAGATAGACGAATACGGCGCGACTGATTTTTTCGCGGAGTATAAAGAGTATCTAGGAGATTGTTTTGACAAATACTCCTGGTTTACAGACGCAACCACAAGCTACTTCAGGATCAAAGCGCGCTAATAGAGCGCAGAAAGGACAGTTTAAAATGAACTCATTAGTACAAAAACAATACGAAGAGGCGGACTACCACGAAAAAACCGCGCTCTTTATGGAACGCACCAAGACCGAGCTTAACGTGGAGTTTTTACGGCATGATGTGCATTTTGACGACGGCTACAAGCGCGACATCTACCAGGTAACGCTTAAGTGCGGAGCGCGCGCCTATTCCTTTGAGTTTGGACAAAGTGCGGTACATTCTGGCGTCTGGACGGCGTATCGACATATTAAAGGAGATGAGCGTATCTATCAATCTTCTAAAAATATATCGCTGTTCAACGAAGAAGCTTTAAAAACAGTCGAGCAGTTAAACAAGACAGGCCGCAAAAGCAAACAGGTTTTTGCCCGACAGTCAAATATCGGTAAAAACCCCGATTTCCAAGAACCGGACGCTTACACCGTATTGGCGGCGCTTACTAACTACGCGCCAGAAAGCCTTGAGGTCTTCTGTGGCGATTATGGATACGACACCGACAGCAGGAAAGCTGAAAAGACCTATAACGCGGTTAAAGATGAGGTTATGAACCTGGAGCGCCTTTACAGTAAAGAGCAAATGGAAGAATTAGCGGAAATACAATAAAGGAGGCATTTAAAAGGCTCCTTGAAATTCTTTAACCCTTAACTAGAAGGGAGGCAATAAATGGCCTCATTAGACGACAACAAATGCGTTATCTGTAGCCGAGAGATCGACAACAAGGAGAAATGCCGAGTGCTCCAAGACGGCACACTTGAGGTAGACCACTACAGCGAGGACGGGCAAGAGAAGGTTGAAGCCATTTTCTACGAGAACGAAAACGAGCCGCCGGAGGCTTTGATTTGCGAAGGGTGCGAGGCGGAGCATGTCCGGCTGGTGATACACGGCAGGGAGTTGGTGGAGGCGTGTAAGCACGTTAGAAATAATCTTATAGGAGAGAGCGAAGAAAACTTTGAACATGAAATAGCACATCTTGATTATGCCATAGCCAAAATCGAAGGGAGCAAGAAGCCATGAAGCGAGCGACACGGAAAAGAGACGAGCGGCTTAAAACCATAGGCCGCCCTGGTATCAGCACCACCCATTGGGGAGCAGTCAAGAAGCTGGCCCCCTGGTTTATCATCGGCGCGGCGCTATGGGCGTTAGGGACTGCGGGCGTTATAGGGATCATAAAATACAGACTGGAGGGGTTGATATGCTGTTGACGGAAAAGGAAGCGAAAGAGAAAGACTGTTATCAATGGATAAATGAAGATGGAGAAGTAAGCAAACCGTATTGCCAGGGGTCTGGCTGTATGGCTTGGCGGTGGGATGAAAAGAGCAAACAGAAATATGTTTCTGTTAAATGCTCCGAAGAATATCCTGATGGGTTAAAGCGGGTACTTTTTCCCACTGCCGAATGGAAAGGCTACTGCGGCCTAGCGGGGGAGGTAAAATAATGGGACAAGAAGCCGTCTTAAAAGCAACGTCACGGCACAAAGAAGGTCGAACGCTTGACCAGATCTATAAGCAATATCAGGCGAGGACAAAAACCCCTATGCTCCGTAGCTCGGTCCTGGCGGCCTTGACCAAGCTCATAGTCAAGGGATGTGTTGAACGGCTCTCTAGGGGCCACTACAGGGCCACAGGTAAGGCTTATTACAGCAATAAGGGCAAGAAACAGCCCGAGAGCGTCTATATCGTGGCTATCCGCAGATACGGGGGCGCTGGCGTGCCTGCCGCCAAGATACTGCGGTTTGTCCACAAGGAGGCCGACAAGTACAACACCAGGCGCAAGACAAGCCAGAAGAAACGAGCCAAGCCGGAACTAATCTCGGCCTTGGTATATCTCGACAGGCTCAAGGCGCAAGGACGGGTTATACAGGACGCAGAGAGCCATTTTGGATTGCCGGAGATGGTAGCCGACCCGGAGGGCGAAGGCGGGGAATGAGGCGGGCCCCTACTAGTAGTTTACCAGCAGTTTACTAGTAAGTTACTAGTAACTTTGCTCATAAGTACTTGTTTTCATTGACGGGGCCCTTTATTTAAGAAAACCTAAAATAGTCCTTGACAAGCAGAGAGTAAAGGAGTATCCTACAACAACAATAATATCGGGGCCGGTGAACGAGGGAAGCCGGTAGGGGGACAGTAAAATGTTCGTCAGTATGAAGGTCATGCGGGGATTAGCCACCTCGCTACTCTTAAATGTGAGGAACCATATCATACACGGCACACAGGCTAGTGTTTTGCAGGGCGACTATACGAGTAAAAGGGCTTAAAAGAGTGGTTAACGTACCCACTTAATAAAGGCACAGACCATTGCCTCTCGTCAAATCCCTGCCCCCGATACCAACCTACCAAGGAGGCTCAAATGAAAATCGTAAATCTCAAGGCTCAAAATTTTAAGATTCTCAAGGCAATAGAAATAACGCCGGAAGGCAACGTGGTTAAGATAAGCGGAGAGAACGGCGCGGGTAAGACTTCGGTGCTTGATGTATTGTGGGCGGCTTTATGTGGAGGCGACGCTAAAAAGGAAATCAAGCAACCTATTCGCAAGGGCTCAAAGCAGGCGACAATCACGCTCGATCTTGGAGAGCTCATAGTAACAAGGAAGTGGACCGGCAAAGACAAGAGCTATCTAACCGTCGAGAATAAAAAGGGCGCATCTTTTAAGAGCCCCCAAGCCATGCTCGACCACATGATAGGCAAGCTCACATTCGACCCGCTTGAGTTTGCCGGTCTTAATGCTAAGGCACAAAGAGAGGCTTTGCTTAAGGTTGTAACGCTCGATATCGACCCGGAAGAAATCGACGCACAGCGTAGAGGTATATACGAAACGCGCACTGAGCATAACCGCGAGATTACACGGTTTGAAGGGGTACTGGCGAGCCTAGAGAAGCCCTCAAAAGCTGTGCCAAAAGAAGAAATAAGCATATCTGATGTTGTGGCGGAAATCGGCGCGGCCAGAGCACAGCAAAGCGAGAAGAATACACTCCGCACAAAAGCAGAGGCGAACAAGCAAAATTGCGTCGTTCTTGAGGACAGGATTACGGAGCTTAAGCAGAAGCTTAACAAGGCAGAGCTAGACCTTGAATCCGAACAGGATTGGCTAGAAGCTAACAAGGACGCTCATAACGCCATCACCGTTCCCGACATTGATGCGCTACAGGCAAAGCTCGACAAGGCCGAGGCAACCAACGTCTCGGTAAGAGAGGCGCAACACTACGAAATAACTTTGCTGGAAATCTCAGAGGAAACGAAAAAGGCTGACAAATGCTCCGACCAGATAAAGGCGCTCGATAAGCAAAAGGCCGACGCGATCAAAGCCGCGAAGATGCCAGTCAAGGGGCTTTCTTTTGACGAAGATGGTCTAGTCTTCAATGACGTTCCTTTCTCTCAGGCAAGCTCCGCCGAGAAATTAAAGGTGTCTGTCGCTATGGCTATGGCGCTAAATCCAGAGCTCAGGGTTTTACGCATCACCGACGGAAGCCTGCTTGACAGCAAGAGCATGGCGTTAATCGAGAAGATGGCAGTTGACCACGATTATCAGGTGTGGGTAGAGATCGTTGACGACACCGGCGAAGTAGGTATTTGCATTGAGGACGGCATGATTGCCGGCGAAAACGAAAAAGACCCTAGTAGCGGTATCACTTCCAGATAAGACCTTGACGGGCTCATAGGGAGAGTGAAACTGACTGCTGGTTAATGCCGCGAGGCATTGTAATAGGTTCGGAGCGGGTGAATGACAAAAACATCCCAAGCCGCCCCCGTCAATACTTAGGAGGCTAAATAATGGCATTTACGAAAGAGGAAGAAAAAAGAATTAATGAATTGTTGGACAAGGCGTTTAATAGGGCTCTTGAAAAAGCTACCAGTTGCCCGGGGTGCAACCTCCGTGCCGACATTATCGCAAAGCTCAAGAGAGAAAGAGACAATCTTCTAGGTGAACGCAAAGCCCAGTCTCTTTTGATGTTGGAGAAAGAGAAAGAACTTGAGTGCTTCAAAGAAGGTATTGAGGCTTACGAGAAAAGAGAGAAGGGGTTGTAGGAGGAAATAGAGGGGTTGAAAAGGAGGCCGACAATGGCAATACTAAGTGATGGTTCAGTGCCAGAAAAAGCAATGTTTGATGATGCGAAGGCAGGGGATAGGGTGTGGGATTTTGCTTTAGGACATGGCACTATCGAGAGTATAAAAAAAGACACAAGGTACCCTATTGAAGTTGCTTTTGAAGAACACAATGGATTTGAGAGTTTTACTTTACATGGGGAGCGGACACCTCTTTGCAACCCCACCCTCTTCTGGGATGAAGTCAAGATAGTACCTCCAGAGAGGCCGAAGGAGAAGTGCGAGGCCTGTTATAGAATTAAAATTACAAAAGAAGGAGAAGTTTATAATGGCTATCAGAATGACTTATTTCTTCTCTCTCATCCCCAACACCACACTTGTGAGAGGAAACTATGAAACCAACTCATAAACAAGAGATGGCCCTCTCCAAACTGCTGTTTGAGGCGTTGGGGATAAAGGGGGTTTGGCATAAAGTTGTACGGCATAAGATTTTTAGCAATGGAAGTGGCTTCTATGAATGTTTGATTTGTGAAGAACGATGCAATGATGACGGTTCCAATAATACGCTACAAGAAGAAGCCGACCTTGGGGCTTTTCACGCTAAACATCTTAACCCCAACCTCTTCACCCCTGAGAGCTTCTTGATCGTGTTTAATGCGGTGAAGGATAGGGAGGATTGGAAAGAAGAATTTATAGATGAAGAAACCGGAACGATTACTTTTGATACTTCGTATATCAACGCTCCTATTTTTCAATATCTAACTCTTGAATGGCTCCTTGAGAAAGAGGGAAGGGTAGAGGAGTTGGAGGGGGTTTTGAAGGGAGAGGAAAATGCCGACACTTAAATGGAAGCTGAAAGATAATAAGAATTGCGAGGGGTGTCCAAATCTAATCACTACAACAGGAGCCTGGTGGAAAAAAGAATATAGTTGTAAATTAGATTATTATAAGGATTGCTATAATAATTTAAGTCAATGGACGAAACGCCCCCAAACCTGCATTGACGAACTTGGCAACTAAAAGACTCCCCCAATGAATGAGCTAACAAAGGAGAAAAGGAATGAAGAAGATTAAATTAACCACCACATTTGAATTGCTCAAACAGAAAGGCGCTTGTGAAAGCGGCTACAAAAAGCTAGGTAAGCATCTTGGGGGCATTACTACCTATGGGAGGCGCACCCCTATCAACCTCTTAAAGATTCTTGAGAGCAACGGCGTAGAAGATATGCTCTGGTGCTTACGGGCCACCAAAGAGAATTGTGATAAAGTCGCTCGCCTTATGGCGGCAGATTTTGCTGAGGAAGTCCTGCCTATCTTTGAAAAGGCATACCCAAAAGACAAAAGGCCGCGCAAGGCCATTCAAGCGGCTAGGGATTTTGCGAATGGTTTAATTGCAGAAGAAGCAAGGGCCGCCGCAAGGGACGCCGCAGGGGCCGCCGCATGGGCCGCCGCAGGGGCCGCCGCAAGGGACGCCGCAGGGGACGCCGCAGGGGCCGCCGCATGGGCCGCCACATGGGCCGCCGCAAGGGACGCCGCAAGGGTCGCCGCAGGGGACGCCACATGG